GTCCATGCCGTGCACGGTGACGAAGACCCCAAGAGGCTCCAGCGTGACGGGGTCGCGCAGCTCCACCTCGACCCCATCCTCGGCCATGCGCTTGGTGTCCAGCGTTGCCAGGTCGATGCGCTTCATGCCTGGCTGTCCTGGATGTACATGGTCGTCTGCTCGGTGCCCTGGCCGGTGCCGCCGGCGGAGTTGAAGAGCGCGGTGAAGGGCAGCGTCTGGACGAGCGACTTGTCGCCGTCGTCTTTCGCCGCGCCGCCGAACTTGACCCGCGGCAGGGCGAAGGAGAGGAAGTCGGCGCCCGCCGCCGGCGAGGCCGACAGCGCCGCCACCAGCGACACTTCGGTCTCGTTCAGGAAGTAGTCGCGCAGGGTGGCGTTCTCGAAGAGCGCCGTGGCCTGGCCGTCGACCGTGATGCGGCCCTCGGCGATGTCGGCGTACAGGTTGGAGCCCACCACCGGCTCGGCGCTCATGTTGCCGCGCAGGGAGATGTTGAGCCCGGTGACGAGCGCCACGGCGCCGCCCTGGGCCAGGAGCAGGCCGTTCACCGCGGCCATGATCCCGGTGGTGGTTTCCGCCGTGGGCGTGGTGTAGTACTGCGAGCCCGTGGGGGTCATGTCCCGGCCGAGGAACTGCAGGCCGATGGTCGCCATGCCGGTGGGCGGCAGGGCGATGTCCATCTGCTGGATCTTGCAGCCGAGGAAGAGCTCGGAGAGCGACACGTCGCCGTGCCAGTGCTCGATGGCGAAGCTCTGGTCGGTCTGCGACGCGGCCGGGGCGTAGGTGACCTTGCCGGGGATGGTGAGCGTCGAGGAGGCGACCGGGCCCTCGGCCACCAGCGCCACGCCATTGAGCGGCATGACGGTGAGCACCGTCGCCGAGGTGACGGCGGTCACGAGCAGGTTCTTGTTGAGGTTCGCCGCGTTGAAGCTGCCGGCGGTGAGGCGCACCACCTGGCCGGCCTTGATGCCGTCGGTGAGCCAGGAGCCAGAGCCCCGGGTGATGGTGTACGTCGGCCCGGTGCCGGCGACGGTGATCGAGAGCGAGGCGATCGCGCTCACCGTGGTGAAGGCGCGGCGCACCGCGGCGGCGAGGAAGTCCTTCCACGTGCCGGCGGAAAGCTCGCCGTTGATGGAACCCTCCACCGAGCGCACGCCGTGGCGGAAGTCCTGGCGCTGGTAGTGGCTCGCGAGCTCGGCCGACTCGTAGGTCTGCTTGCGCAGCGCGAGGTCCGAGGAAACGCGGCGCAGGAGCTGCGCGCCCGAGGCGCCGGGCGCGACGCCCCAGGTCGATTCGAGCTTGTAGCGGAGCTGCTTGGCAACGCCAGTGGCGATCGGCATGGTGGGACTCCCTTAGAGAGCGACGTCGGGCGCGTTGTGCGCCGTGTAGTAGAGGAACTCGAAGACGAAGGCCTGGCGCACCGCGGGCGCATCGCCCGCCTCGGAGAGCTCGCGCGCCCCGACCTCGGCGAGCGCGGCGTACTTCGCCCCGCCGAGCGCGGCGCCGGCGAGCGCGACCTCGACCTCCTTGAGGATCTCGTTCAGCGCCGCGCTGTAGCCGGAGAGCGCCTTGACGTGCGCCGTCACGGTGAGCCGCATGCGCCGCTCGAGGACCCGCCCCTGGCCGAGCGAGACGATCTCGGCCGGATCGCCGTCGTCCTCGATGACCAGGGCGGGCAGCTCGGCGGCCTCGAGCGGGCTCGCCTCGGTGTCGCGGTCGCGGAACACGCGCGCGCCGGTGGTGGCGAGGCCGGTGAGCGCGGTGACGGCGGCCGAAGCGATCTGCTCGCGGACGTGGGCGGGCATCAGGCCCCCTTCACGAGCTGCAGGCGCACGATGCCGCTCACCGGATCGGGCTCGATGCCGCCGCGCTTCACCTTGAGCGTCACGCCGCCGATGATCAGGGTCGCGCCCGCGGCGATGCCGGGCACGTCGGAAGCCATGCAGTCGAACGTCGGATCGCTCGACTCCATGCCCTCCGTCTGGAGGTAGGGGCGCTGGAAGATCCCGCGCACCGTCGACGAGCCGCCGCCGCCCGCCGGGGTGTAGGCCGCATCCACGCCCTGGCGGGCGAGGATGCGGCGCATGTGGACCGGCCAGTCCAAGCGTCTGGACTCCGGCTCAGACCCCGGGAATCGGGATCTTCACCTTCACCAGCGTGGCAGCCGTGCCGGCCGCCTCGATGGCGAGGCCCGCGGGGTGGTTGCCGGTGGACGTGGCGGTGATCTTCTTCGCCGAGTCGTCCCAGTACACCTTCAGGCCCGCGGTGATGGCGGTCGAGTCCTTGACAAGATCGAACACGCCCTCGGTGTCGAATACGCCGGCGGCGCCGCTCGACACGGCGTTGATTGCCACGCCAAAGATGCTCCCGACCTTGGCGGCCTCGCCCGAGGAGCGGTCGTACGGGGCCGTGAGCTCGAGCATGCGCCCGGGCTGAACATAGTTCTTCATCTGACTTTCCTTCCGAAAGAGTCGCTGAAAACGGTGGCGCTCCCCTACGCGCCGGGGAGCAGGCGGATCTATCCCTGATCAGTCGTCCGGCGGATTACCGGATCAGGCGCCCGAGTTGTAGACCAGGCCGCGCCAGTCGATCGCCTTGGCGGCGAAGTCCAGGCGCGCCTTCATCTCGACGCCGTCGGTGTTGAAGCCGAGCTGGCTTTCGAGGAACACGCCCTCGGAGCCGTCGAGGAAGCAGTACTCGACGGTGTCGACCTGCGCGCTGTCGGCGGCGAGGAACCACTTGTTGCCGGCGCCGATGACCGCCTCGACGATCGGCTCGAGCGCCGTGCGCCCGCCCGCGCGGAACTCGTTGATGGTGGCCGAGGTCGCCGGGACGTACTGGGCGCTCGTGAACTGGTAGGCCTCCTGCTCCTTGTCCGGGCCGCAGAGGAGGAAGCGGGGCGCGAGGTTGAGCTCCTCGCCCTGCAGCCCCTTCTGCTTGCGCATCGCGGCGCGCGCGATGCCGAGCGAGGCGAGGGTGATCGCCGCTGCCGACGGCAGGTTGCCGTGGTTCGCGTGGAACAGCTGGTTGCCGTCCGCCATCGTCGGATTGTCGAGCAGCTGCTTATAGACGAGCCGGTTCTCCAGGCGCGCCGCCGCGGCGGCGAAGGCGCCCGGGAAGCGGTCGAAGGCGTTCAGGTCGTCGTTGATGATGGCCTGGCGCGTGAGGCCCACGATGCGGCCGTAGGTCACCAGCGCGTAGGTCTCCTTGCCGTCCGAGAGCGCACCGCGCTTGAACTCGGCGCCCTCGGGCACGGCCTGCAGGTCCGGCGCCGCCGCGAGCTGCACGGCGTGGATCTGCTTGAAGTCCGGCGCGTTGGCCGCCCGGCGCGCCCAGCGCCGGTAGCTCGGGACGTTCTCCTGGTAGGCGTCGCGCAGGCGCTTGCCCATCGCGTCCATGAGGACGTTCGGGAAGTCGCTCGTGGAGTGCAGCGCGCGCGTGGCGATCTCCAGGCGCGAGAGCCCCCGCACTCGCACGCCCTCGGCCTGCAGGTGCTCCTCCGCCATGCGCAGCAGCGACATGTAGCGGTACTCGCGCGCGCCCTCGGAGAGCGCCGCCTCCGGGTTCAGGCGGTGACCGAGCGCCTCCGCCATGAACTGGCGCTGGTGCACGCGCGGCTCGGTGCCCAGGCGGGCGCCGTCGCCGAAGCTGACGCCTCGGATCGTGCCCTGCTCGGACTGCTGCTTCTCGGCGAGCTTGTCGAGGATGCGCTGCCCCGCCTGCTCGATCGACAGGCCCTCGTCGATCATCGCGTCGCGGAACATCGCGTCGAGACCGAAGCGCTCGCAGCGCTCGGTGATGCCCTTCACACGCGCCCGTTCGGCCGCCTGCGCGCGCTTTGCCGTGTCGTCGGCGGGCGCGGCGCTCGGCTGCGGGGTGGCGGCACCAGCACCGGCCGCCGCGGGTTGGACGTTCTCGTCCATCTGAGGCTCCTTTCGTTCGGCGGTGACCGCCGCTTGGTTGACGATTTCGCAGGGGAACGTGCGCTGCTGGTCGGCCCGGACGCCTGCGCCCGCGTCCGCACCGACCGGAACCAGGGAAACTTCCATCGGCTCCCAGTCCACCGCGCGCAGCACCTTTTCGCCTTCGGGCGTGCGCGACTGCTCGAACTTGTGGACGATGTAGCCGACGGAGACGTTGCGGATGATTCCGCCCGCGACGTCGCGAAAGATGGGCTCGACCTCCTCGCGCTCGGAGAAGCGCACCGTCGCGCGGCCCTCGCCGCCCGCCACGCTCGCCTGCTCCACCACGCCGATCACGTCCGAGAGCCGCCAGCGGCCGTGCGAGTCGAGCAGCGGCGCGCCGCCGCGCAGGCGCTCCAGGCGCACGTGCGCCGGGTCGAGCGAGAGCTCCTCGAACCAGCGCTCGCCAGTCCAGAAGTCGACGCGCGCGACGCGGGAGCCCCGCGACCAGACGAGCTCGGCGGTGCGGGTCTTCGTGTCCACGCTGCCGATCGGCGCGAGGCGCTCCTGCAGCGGCATTTCAATGCGGCGGTGTTCCATCGGGATCTCCCAAGAAATTCCTGCGCGCAGCGCGCACGGCCGTTGCCTTACGCGGCAAGACGCTCGAAGTCGAAAAGGTCTCGTTCGTCGGCACGGAGCCTTCCACGGGGCTCC